GTGGAGAGGGCGGACAATGTGTCGCAGGAGCGGAAACGAAAAAGCCCCGACATTCGTCGAGGCTTTTGAGGATGGTGCCGGCACCAGGAATCGAACCCGGGACCTACTGATTACAAGAAACCTGCTCACAGTATGTAAATCAATAGGTTACGAAAAATCCTGGTACGTGCTGGCCATGCCAGCAGCCAGGAAGCATGAGTACTACGCTCGCCTTGGTACGTGGGCTGACGTTCGGCACCCTGCCCAGAAAAAAGCCCCCGCTGGTGTGAGAAGCGGAGGCTTTGGTTACGCATGCACATTTTTTGCTGAGGGCGGGGGAGTCGTCTCCTTCGTCTTCAGCGTAACTCTGTTGGGAAGGGGGAGATTAGAGTTTGCTGGCAGCTTCGCCCACTTGGCTGATCACTGCTTTGAGGTCGGCCGCATCGGCCGGGTTGAGCGTGACTTGCCAGAACAAGTCACTACCTGAGCCGCCAGTCACACGCACCACGGGGATCTGGTTCAACGAAAATTTATCGTCGTGAAAAGAAACTTCGGTCAGGCGGGACGCCAGCTTGGTGTACGGCTGATTAATATCGATGTGCAGATGCGCTGGCGAGACATGGAATTTCACCGGTTGGGCATCCGAGAGTGCGGCAACTGGGCGATATTCACGGGTTGTGGTGAGCATTATAGGCTTCCTTTTCTTGAGTGAGGACTCAGGCGTCGACAGGGCCAAGCACATGGCCTTGCGCCGCCTCGATGGCTTCTGCCATCGATCTCTGTCCGTACTGCGCCCTGGTCATGCCGAGCACGTAGCATGGCAGGTTTTGGCCGTTGGGGCGGGTAGTGGCGAGAACGCTGATCAGCGTCCAGCCCTGCGCGATGAGCTCTTGGGCTGCTTCGGCGTTTTCCGCCTCGCGGATGTAGTGCACGGATTTCAGTTCCATGATGCGCTCCTTGATGACTGATGGCGAAGTGTAGCCACAGTGCGGATGGGATGTCCTTAAGTCATTCTGCTGACGGTGATACGCGGGGGAGGCTGAAGTCGTAAATGTCGAGCATGGCCTCGTCACGGTGGCCGCTGGCGTCCTGCTTCTGCTTGCGGTCGCCTGGTGTGTCGGTGATGCCGCGACGTTTGAGGTCGTGCAACGCGAAGCGCTGCTCTTCGGTGATGACGCCGTCCTTGATCGCCCTGGTGATGAAGCGCTGCCAGGTGCTGTCCAGGCTGCTCTTCTGCAACTGCCCTCCGTGGGCCGCCACGATAACGAAGCGGCGCTCGGCCAATGCTGGAATAGGGTAGGACTGGCTGGCCCATACACGACGCCTGTACGACTTGGCGCCCTCCCAGGCAGCGCGGAGCCTGGGTGTCCAGCGCACCACGTTATCACGGCTGCCCTTACGCCTGTTCGTCTGGACGCCGTCATCCAGCTCGTTCGCATCGGTGAGCGTGACGGCCTCGATACCGCGCAGGCGGCATAGGTAGGCCAGCTCCATCACGTAGCCCAAGTAGGCCGGGCAGGCCCCAGGCTGACCGCGTGTAAGCTGCCCCATCGCGTGCGCCCGTGCGATCAATTCACCCATGACCTTGGGGTTCGGCAGGCGGCGCTGCTTGCGCTCGGCCGGCGCTTCGATGCCCTGGGCGACATTGATCTCCAGGTATCCGCGGTTGCGCCCCCACTGCATGACCAGCCGCAGATAGCGGAGAACGTGGGCAGCTTTCGACGGAGTTCCCTCGTCGGCGATCCGGTCGACCAGGCGTTGCACCAGGGCGGAGGTGAACCTGCGCACTGAAAGCTCGCCGAGAGGCTTCTGTAGCTTTGTCGGAATGGTCAGCAGCACGTCGCGGGAGTACTCGTAGTCGTCGCGGGTTTTCTTTGCCAGGCGCTTGAACCGTGCGCTGGCGTGGAACTCCTTGCACAGGTGGTTGAGGCTTTCCCGATCAATGCCTTTCCTTTCCTCCATGATCCGGTGCAGGTCGCTAAGCGTTGCAGTACGGCCGGCGATGTTCATCCGCTTGCGGTTGCCGCCCTCGTCGCGCCAGGATGTGTACCAGACGCCCTCCCAGCGATGGTCAAAAAAAACGGCCGCCGGAATGGCGGCCTGATCAATGTGGGCGGGTATGTGCGGGTTGTGTTTACGGGTCCGCCTCATAGGATCTCGCTGTCGTATTTCTCGGTGACCGGCGTCTTGCCGCCGGCCTGGTTGACCAGGTCAATGGTAGTCCAGGGGCCATGGCGCCCCCAGAACCAGCGGATGCCCTGCTTTCGCAGGGCTTGCTCCACACCAGACCGACGGGTGTAGCCCGTGAGGCGCTGAAGGTCCTGGAACGTCAGGACCAGGCCGGGCTGCTGGTGGTCGATCATACGGCGGGTTTCCCTACGCCCACGACTAGAATCGACTTGCCAGGTTTCTGGTGGCGAGCGGTCATGGTGCGTTCCTCGCTCCGCAGTTTGGGCAGTCCTCGAAGCGTTGGCGCTCGCTGATGAAGCGGCCACAGCCGTCGCAGTTGATCCGACAGTTATGGCTGCGATGGCGGGGACGTTTGAGCTTGGGCAGTTTGAGGCCGACCGAGCGCAGAGCCTGCTTATGGTCGAGCAGTGCAGCCCGGACCACCGGCCGGGAACGCTCGGTAATGTAGCCGCACGGCCACAGCTCGAAGCCCAGCGCCAGGTAACCACCGGTATATGCTGCCCCTGGGTGGATGGCATCTTCCAGGTTGGCAGTTGGGCCGTCGCCGCCGCGCCATATTAGGTCGTTGCCGTCCCACTCGCGAACATAGGCCACGTACACCCGGCCGTCCTCGTTACGGTAGGCGTCGGCTTCGGATCTGGTGAGGTACTGAGAGTCGACGCCGACCTCTGCTCGAGCGCGAACGTAGTCCACGGGCCAGGGAAGGTCGCTCTCGCGGCTCTCGAACTGCCCTACAGCGTGCTCGCGAGTGAACTGCTCAGCCTCATCGAGATTTGAAGTGTAGCCACCACCTTCCCGCCAGAACATGGCCCTACTGCCGACGTTGCTGCGGCTGTCCTGCAGGTAGAACAGGTCAGCCATGAGCGACCTCCTTGCTGTGCGCAATGCGAGTATTGATCGAAGTTGCCTGGGTGGCTGCGGCCATGGAAAGGATGCGGAAAACGCGCTCGGACATGGCCGCGCTGCTCTCATCGCTAGGCAGGTTGGAGTAGAGGCGGTTGGCTTGGATGAAGGTTGAGAATGCGTCCTTGAAGTGCTCGATCAGCGCCTTACGCAGGATGTCATAGTGAAGCTCGAACTCGATGGCTTCGGCTGGCGTAACATCCACTCCCACCTGCTTCGGACGATTTTTGCTGCGATAGACACCAGGGGCATTGGTGTTGCAGAGCCTTGCGAGGATCTGGGCCGCGAGCCGGACATCGAACCTGGTCGGCGCCGGGAACCAGCGGGTTTCGCGGCGCTCGTCTGCCAGGTCCTCCAGTGTCAGGCCATGACGTTCGAGAAGCCTCTCCAGCATGCGCTGCGCGTTGACCTTCTCGCCTCCCACCCCACGTTCAGCCAGAGCCTGCAGCTTGCGCAGCTTGTCCTGGACCTTCTGGTCGATTGTCTGGGTCATGGGTTGATCTCGTCGCTGGTATGGAAGTGGAAGAGCTTGTGGCCTTGCGGAAGGTGGGCACTGGCCTGCTCCTGCAGGTGGCCTTCCAACAGGTCGAGTTTGCGCAGCAAGGCCATTGCAGCCTGCAGCTGGCCTTCCGACCTGCTTGCCGTGACCTTGTGCCCTTTGGCTCGGGCGCTGTAGCTGCCCAGTGTTGGCTTTACGGTGATCTCAAGCATAGCGGCGTACCTTCTTGGCGCGCTTGGCCTCGACGTTGGCCATATAGGTTTCCCAGCACACGGACTGACGCTGCTGGCGAATCCGGCTGCAGCTCTTGTGATTGCCGTGGGAGCGGGCCTTGTTGCAGATGTCGCAGTGGTTTGGCAGGTCAAGGGAGTGGCTGGCCAAGCGTGGGCGGGTTTGCTGAGTCATTCCGAGGCCTCCCCCAGCAGGGCGCGGGTCAGCGCGTTGCGCTGGTTGGCTGGGGTCAGCTGGGATACCAGGATCGCGACGTTGTGGCCGTTCCGGTACTTGACGATGGCGGTGCTGCCCAGGATGCGCACAACGGTGGCCTCCTTGGAGGTAAAGCGGAAAGACTTCGCGCCGCGCCGGACCTCGGTGAACGTCACCTTGTCGCCAGGCTTGAAAGTGGGTGTGGTAGCCTGCTCGGCGCCGACTTCGGGGGTTTCTACTTGCATGTCGTTTCTCCTTGGGGTTGGTCGGCGCCGGGGAGTTGCAGCTCCTCGGCGCCTCCCTTCTGCTTACTTGAGCTGGGTTGGCTTGCCGTCCGTGATGACGAAGAGGTCCACGTCGCGTAACCGGTACACACCACCCGGTCCGCCGACCACGACGTATTCACCGTGGGTAGGCTGCCCAACCGCTACCGTGAACAACTGATCGGTCTGATGGGCGTATTCGCTGCATTTCTTGATCTGCGCATAGAGCTGCTGTCCGGAAGGCATGCAGCCGGCCGGCCCGTGGGCCGCCTCGAAACCGAGCCATGCGGCGCGCGTTTCGATGTTGGATAAGGCGCCATCGGTGCCGGTCTTGAGGTCGTAGCCTCGATCCTCGGCCCAGACCTGGAATGCCAGCTCGATGTTGAGCATGTCCAAGTCGCTCATGCCGCACCCCCTACCTTTGCAAGGCGGGCCGCCTCGTACTCGCTGGGCAGGATCTCAACAGCGCCATTGATCCAGCCTGACGTGGGCTTCCCTGCCGCTACCTTGGCTTCGTGATCGGCCATGTTGATGTCGAAGCCAAGGGCAAAGTAAGCGATGCCCTGGTGCTCAAACTTGATGCCGCCGCAGAGCATCAGATTGCCGGTGTTCACGTTGAGACGGCCCCAATAGTCATGGGTGCGGAGGCGAGGCGGGCAGTGTTGAGCCCACAGCTCGCACAGACGCTCATGCTCGATTCGAATGGTTTTCCGCTGCTCTTTGGTGATGCCCTTCGGTGACACTGCTCGCGCACGGAGGCTGCGATAGCCGTACTCGTCAGGGCGCCGCCAGTGGACGTCCAGATCGCGGCTGTCGGGCAGCTTCACGCCGCCGGCATAGTGCGATGTGATGTCCCGCATCTGGGCGATGGCGCCACCGAACAGTTTGCCGAGCTCGGCCAGTTGTTCACTCATCAAACCCTTGGCCTGGTAGAACTCCCGGACGGTGGCCACCACCTCGGGGGCCTCTGATTTGTAGTAGTGCTGCATGTCGTTTCTCCTTGGGGTCGCCGGCAGTTGCAGCTGCTCGGCGATTTGCTTACTGGCCGGGAGCTCCGGCCTGCATGTCTGTCGTGATGACCTGAACAACCTCTTCGCGGCTGTCGGCATAGGCAAATGGCAGCGATGCACCGGGGCGTGTCACTGGGTAGCGTGAGTGGGGAAGCCGGCACTCGGCCACGGTGTAACCGTTGTCGGAAACCCAGCAGCTGGGAATGGCTTGCCCTTCGCCGTTGCGCTTCACCTGGAACGTCACGGCCGGCCTCAAAACGGAACCTCTGCCGTTGCGTCGGCCAGGTCACGAATGGCGAATATCGCCTTCAAACGTTGCCCATCTGGAAGGTGGAAAATGTCGTCGAGCGCGTACACCAGGGCGATCAACTGCGCGTAGTTCTTGGCGTGCCGAGGGGCCAGAAGATTCCCCAGATCTTCCTGCAGCGTGTCGATGTGCCCTTGGGTGCCACCGATTCGGTACACCAACTGGCGCAATGCCGATTGGGAAAGCGAAAGGGCATCGGAACTGGAGCCCAATTGTTTCAGCAGCTGGAATGCTCGTTCGCTGGGTCGGGGTTGCTCTACCTGGTCGGCATTCAGCAGGACTGTCCGTGCAAGGAGCGCTGAGTTTTCGATTTCCTTGGTCAATATCGCTATGCCACGGGCGAAGGTTTTGCCTGCTTGGCCCGTGGCACTGCGTCGGCTGAGCGCGGCCACGGTGCAGTTGTTGTACAGCGGTTTCAGTACATCCCAATCGAAGGGAGTAGCACCTGGACTGTCCACCTCGTTGATAACCAACGGCAGGCTGGTGTCTGCAAACATGGTCCGATCCAAGCTGGCAGGCGTGCACGCTCCAGGCCTGATCATCGGTGTTTCTGGCAAACCGGAAAGAGTCGAGAGCGTGTCTAGCAGCGTGGATGCGTCCGGACCGTGCGCTACCACCTGCAAGAAGGGGAAGGACCCCTCCAACTCGCGGATTTCCACCGCATGGCGTGCGCCGATCCACCAGGCCAGCGCGATCACGCCTTTGGTGCCGTGGGCGTCGACGAACAGGTTGAGCCATTCAGGGGTTTGTTGCGGCATGTCGTTTCTCCTTGGGGTGTTGCCAGGCGTTGCAGCGCCCGGCGAGTAGGTCAGGGCTGGAAAACCCAGCACCGAACGGTCTTACCGATGAAATCGTTGTCTTTCCGGCCCGAGTTGATCGGCTTGTTGGCATCGATGAACTTGGGGGACTTGCTGGTCTTGAGCAGGCGTTTCAGCTCGCCGAGCGCGGCGGGCATCTGCTGACGCTCGTTTGCGGCCTTCTTCACGAACTCGTTGAGGTTCACCGCGATCAGGTTCTTGTTACGCGAGTGGTTGAGTCCATCGCCTTCATCGTCGAGGAACTCATAGAGATCCCAGAACTCGCGCACGACCTTGTGATCTGCGTTGATGGTCTCTTGGCGCTGTACAGCCATCCGGCACAGTTCCTGATGCACCAGCGCCCGTCGCTCCTCGCCAAGCGGCACGACCAGGGCCAGGCCGTCGGTGATGCTGCGCAACTGCGCGTGGTTCTTGGCGATCCGCACGGTGCGGATCTCCGGCATGGCCAGCAGCTCCTGCTCGTAGCCCCTGGTGCGCTCCTCCAGCAGGCGCAGGATGTCCTCCTCCTTTTGCAGCGCCTTGATCAGGAACCCGCTGATCTTCTCCATGGGCATGCACTCCAGCTCCTCGGCGTAGAGCTTGGTTTCCGGGGTGTGGTGCTCGCTGTTCAGCAGCACCTGGGCGATACGGGTGAGGATCGGGTTGGAGGCGTTCACGGCGTTGTTCTGGGCGATCATCACGCCGGCACGGAAGGGCGGCTCGCGTGTTTCGTTGCCGTTGTTCTTCACGCCGGTCGAGCGCACGGAACGGCCGTTGTAGGTGGTCTTGATCTCGTCCCAGTCGTAATGCTTGACCGGTGCGCCGTCCTGCTGCTCGCGCTCAGACTCGATCAGCACCACCGGCAGGTTGGCCACCTGGGAGAAGTTGCGGGCACGGCCAGCGGCGGTACCCTTGGTAGGGTCGAAGCCCTCGTATTCGATGCGGCCGACGAGCTTCCACAGGAACTCGATCAGGGTGGACTTACCCGAGCCGCCTTCGCCGACCAGCTCCAGGAAGCACAGGGTTTTCTGCAACTGGCGGATCTGCTCGGCGTGCAGGCAGGCCAGCCACCAGACCAGGACAACGGTGCCGCGCACCCCGAAGCACTTCCAGAACGTCTCGAACCAGCCTGCGTTGTAGGCGTTCAGGTCAGTGTTGATGACCAGGTTCGGCGACATGCTCTGGGACTTGATGCTCAGTGGGCCGACGTCGAAGAAGTCCTCCTCGTTGAGCTTGTAAACGTTGCCCTGCGAGATCGCGATGTCGTTGAACACATAGGTTTTGTGTTCCTTTGAGTAGCCGATCCAGTCGATGGTGTTTACCTGTTTAAGGTCGTCCATCTGCGGCTCAAGCAGCCGGATCAGCTGGGCCGCGCTGCCCGTGTACCAGCCACCGTTGGACACATTCAGCAGTCGCTTCGTGAACTCGGGCGCTGACGCGAGCTGCGCAGCGGTGAACGTGCTCTTGGTCACCGGCTTGCCGGGCCGCTCGATACGGAAGTAGTACCAGGCTTCGTCCGTCTGCTCGTTGCGCATGTTGTAGAGCGCCTGGAAGTAGCAGTTGGCGATGCGGACCACAGAAGCCGAATCACGCATGGCCTTGTCGCGCTTCTGGCGGTCGGTCAACGTGATGTTTTCCAGATCTTTCGGGTTTTCCAGTTCGATCATTTTTCTGTCGAACCGGGCCATGTCGAACTTGAACCAGTAGAGGCGGCTGGCAAACGAGAAGGAAAACTCGCTCCGTGCCTGCCAGTCGTACATGAGCAGACCTTTTTCCTCCGGCGACTCGGCCAGCAGCAGGGCACCCTCATGGCGGGCACGCTTGAGGTCGGCTTGCACCTGGTCGTCGCGCTTGTCGTCGTCCAGGTACTTCCAGCGCAGGTGAAGGTCGTTCCAGTCCACCTTTTTGCTGTCGGGCTGCGGGACCAACGCGGCCTCGCACTTGAAGCCCATTTCCCGAGCTTCCTTCGCCCATCGACGGGTGTTGGCCTTGGCTACCGGCTCGTTATCCAAGGCCCAGATCAACTTGGGCGGACGCCGGTCAGCTTCCTGGCAGCTGAGCAGCAGAGACTTCAACGACTCAGCCGGGAAGGGTGAGCTGGACATCATGGACACGGCATGGGCGCCGTTGTGCAGCAGGGCGATGGCGTCAAAGATCCCCTCGACGATCCACAGCTCGTCGACCTGGAGTAGGTCCAGGCTGGGCGGGCACCACCAGACCCCGCTATAGCCGGTCTTGCCTTCGCCGGTTGGCCGGAAGCGAGCCTTCATCTTGCCGAACCGGCTTGGCCTGTCGATCAGGCGCTCCCAGTAGCCGCCCTTGTCGAGCGGGAAGCGAACCGTTGCGCTGCCGAACCCAAGCTTGGAGTCCCAGTACGTGTCCTGCGTGTACCATCCCTTGATCAACTCTTCGCGGAAGCCGCGGTTGAATTCGAGGTATGCACGCGCGGTGGCGCTTGGGTTTTCATCCGTTGCCGGCGCGAGCTTGCTCCAGTCGTTGAACAGGTCGTCGTACAGGTCCTTGACATGCACGCGGTGGTTGCATTTCTCAGGCCGGCCGCAGACCAGTACCCAAGGGGCGTCATAGAAGGTGTACAGGGTTTTCTGCCCGCAGCCGTGCGCTGGGCATTTGCCCTTGCGCATGAACTTGGTGCCAGGCATGTGCTTGAGGCCGAAGTCGCGCTCCAGGCGCTGCTGAACGTCCAGGAGCAGCTTGTTCTCCATGGGGTGGGTCGTGGTCACAGCGCACGCTCCACTTCGACTGGGCCGAGCAGATCGGCAAGCACTTTGCTCGTGCGGCAGATGCCGCGCAGGTGCGGCAGGTCCTGGAGGACCTTGCGGCCACGCTCGCCAGTCGGCACGTCGCGATAGCGATCGGAGTACCAGACCTCCGCCATGGCATGGGCATACTGCCCGGCAAGCCACAGCTGGTACTGCTTTGCCTGCTGCTCGTCGAGCGTGATTTGGAAGGTGATATTGCTCATTTCAGCCACCAGTGGAATGCAGTTTCCCCTTACCCACGCAGAACGGGGCATCGGGTAGGGGTTGAATCGGGTTACTTGGAGGTGTCGCGGTGTTGCAGCATGCGGCGCGGCAAGTAGCGGGCTGGCACCTGGTAGCGGTGCTGGGTCATCGTGTCCAGGAGGATCAGCACCGGCCGGAAAATCCCGCTTGCTGCACTGACGCCTACCAGCTGCAAGCGTTTGGTGGTCTTGCTCTCGAACTCGGCGACAGCCAGTTCAGCGATGCGCTGTACCAGGTGCGCAGGAACTTCAAGCGACTGCACCAGGTACTGCCGGCAGTTCTCGAGCACCTGGTGGTCGCCGGATAAGTGCAGGCCCTCACGGCGGAACAGGAAGGCCACCGCCGCTTGCTGCATGGCTGCGCGATAGTCGGTTTCAACGGTCGAGATCGATGCGATAGCGTTCATGCGTTCACAGCCTCCATATCCAGTTGGTCCAGCAGATCCGGGTGATCGTCGCCGGTGGCAGACTTCATCGCTTGGCGGCGCAGGGCCACGGTCGCAACAGGCAGGCGAACCGATGGGTTCGGCATGCCGCTCGGGCTCATTTCATGGGTCATTTCGAACTGGGCACGCACGGACCAGCCGCAGGCCTCGTTCACGCACTGCAAGTACGCAACGCGCAGAAAAATGTGTGTTCCTTCGCTGGTACGGATGCGCATGCGACCGCCGCAGTGAGGGCAAACGAGCTTGTAGGTGCTCAATGCACACCCCCTTTACTGTGCAGCTGGATCGTCGCCATGACTTCCGCTTGGCGTGCTGCCAGGTACCGGGTATGGGCTTGCATGATCGCCTTCGCCTCGTCTGGCTCGATAACGCCGTCATCCAAGGCCTTGTCGATGATCTGATCGACCACGCCACGCTTGGCCGCAGTGTTCACCGCCCGGGTGTAGAGATCGATGTTGTCCAGTTTCTCCGGCCGAACGAGGGGCACGAACATGCCGC